TCTGCAATTAATTACGTTACCACCACTTGTTTGAGTTCCGTTTACATTTGTTGGCGCACCCGCAAACATAATTAACTCACCCCCTACATTAAATGGTTTGTCTAAAGGAACACGTGTTCCATTCATACTAAAGTGGTCAAATTTACTGTCTGGCGGTCGTCTTGTTCGGTTGTCTTGTGCAGATATCCATATCTTATCCATTAAAACACCACTAACAGAACTAGCAACAGTCGCAGCATAATTAGATGCAGTTGTTGTTTCTGTCCGCGCTATCCTTAACGATTGCCATCTGTAAAAATTACGGCTGTTTATCATTTTAGTTAAATCGGTAGCAATTATAGGTATTGTTTTACCTTCTGCAATACCCTGTGCAATTAGTTCATTTATATAAGATATGTAATTTTGCCTTACACTTACTATTCTTTGCCCCCCAAATTGATTAAGCCAATTAATAAGGGTATTTTGAAACTCATTCAAGAAAGAAGTAATATTAAAGTTTTTTTCGTTTATTTGCTTGTTTATCTCAGCACCAACCCTTTTGCCATGATTACCACCTATTTCTGTATATACTTTTAAATAAGCATTAAACACGTCTTTTCGCTCAATATAAAAAGAAGTAAACACCTCGTAGTTTTCTATGTCCATAGTTTCAAAAGGTATCTTTCTTGCTATGTCTTTAAACTCATTTTGAAATATTATACGTGCTTTATTTTCATATTTAGAATGTAACTTTAACCAAGTGCTTCTATATGCCTTCATCATTGCCTATTGTTGGTAAATCATCTAACGACTGAGCTAAGGTTAATATATCGCTCTGAACAGTAAATTCATTCATGTTAACGTCATCACTAATCACAAACTTACTAGCTATTCTAGCCTCGTTACGTGTTATAATTCCCTTGTCTATGTAAGTGCCTATCCAACCAGCCATCATAGCCATATCGTCTTGCATTTCTGGTAATTCACTAATATCAAATTCCCAAACAGTATTTTTGTAATTTTTGTATTTAGGTAGTATTTGAGTATTTATCGCTTGTTCTAATAACTTTAAATCTGGCATTATTTTATTCGTAATACCTTTACGCATTGCTATCCCGAAGTTGTCATATTTCGATCCGTCATCATTACCTATCATTTTATCATCCCAACCTAAAGAATTACATATCATCTTCATATCATATCTAAGATAGTCAAATGGCTTTAATTCATCAGCTGTTAAGCTCATTCTAGTAAATCCTAACTCTCCACTTGTAGCCAATATGTTTGACATTCTACGTGTATCAGTATCCATTTCTAAAACTCTTTCTTTTATTGCCTTAGCTTGGTCATCTAATAACCCGCCTCCTTTAGAGTGAATGAACCCAAATGCACCACCATTTTTAAGCGTCTTAATGTTTAACCCCAACGCTTCATTAGAGCTTTCAATATTCTTTAAAGACGCTCTTAAAGGCGATACGCCGTATAAATGCTCGCCTACCTCATCAAATGAAGGGTTAGCATATTTTATATGAATTACTTTATCTTCTTCAAACCTTATATCTTGTTGCCCCATTGTCAATGTATAATGGCTTACAGGGCTCTCTATATCTAAGGTATCTGCATTACTTTTAACATGTATTTCCATTAATTGAGAAGGTAATAAATACCAAGCAATAGGCACGCCAGCATTTTGCCCCTCACTAGGTGAAAGTAAGTAAATGTAAGCATTTCCTGTTGTACACATGAACGTTTCGTATAAAGATACAAACTCATTCCAATTCTGTAAAGGGTTTGGCTTCTCTAAAGGGATATCTAAATAATCCTCTTTAAATGCTTTACTTTCTAGTAATATACGTTTAATCTGTTGCTGAGGTGTAGGGTTGTAGTTAACTGCCTTAATTAAGTTATCTCTTTTTTGTTTTTCTTGTTTGTTATCAATCTTCTTAATGTAAAAAGGTATTGACGAAGCCTTAACAGATATCTGATTAACCACCGAATAAACAATCGGATTAATCTTATAGCCTTTTTCAATGTATGTAATCGATTTATCATCATACGATGCCGTAGACATACCAAATAAATGTAAAAAAGCCTTGTTGTATTTATTTACCTTTTCTCTATTAAAAGTGAAAGGATTACGTAAAGTTAAACCCATTTGTATAGTTAGAATTTATATAAATGTCAAAGTTAATAAATAAAATCTATAATAACCATTTAATAAATGCCAAATGTTCTTTTAAGCCCTAAAGACATCATTTCATGATATCTTATTGCATCGATTGCATGGTTATAATTATCTATTGGTTTATTGTTTGTATCGCCATTTTTGTCCTTGGACCAAATGTATTTTTGAAACTCATTAATAACGTTCTTAGATTTAGAAGTTATTAAATACTCCTGTGTTTGCATCGTTTGAATGCCGTATATAATAGAATCAGCACCTTTAGTAACAGGCAATATATTTACACCTGTTCTACGTATTTCTTCTATTGACTTCGGCTCAGCACTATCTGCGTATATAAAAATATTTTTAGGCAATAGCTTAGCAATATCCCCATTAAGCATCCCAGTTCTATAAGCAACCTCATTAATTATTCTCTTATCGTTGTATTTATAAACCTCCACGATTGCAGTAGGGTCATTAGTATATCCAAAGTCTAAACCTATACCGATTAACCTCGCATCGCTTGGAACATTGTGTATAATTGACCAATTATCAAAGATAACGCCGTCTAAGTTACCAACCATTCCAAGACCGTAAACACGCCATTTATTACTCCAATATTTATTTTTTATATTACCATCTGTAAACAGACTTTCTGTTGGTAGCAACGCATTAAAGAAGCCCTTTTGCTTATAATCTAAGATACTTTTAACCTCGCTATCTGCTAAGTATTCGTTATCCTCGAAAGTTAAGGTTATAAAGTTATTTTCGTTTATGTAGTCATCGCCCCAAAACAAATTGTCTGGGTTATAATCTATAATAGTTAATCCTGCCCTAGATATAAATTGAACAGCCGTATCAACGTCCATTTTATCAGCCTCATTAATATAAAGAATATCACGTCTAAAGCCTTTACCTACGTCATTTACATCAGCACCTAAGAAATCTAAATATGATCCATTAAAATACTCATGTTTGCTTTCTGACTTGTTAAAATCGTGTTCATTCTCTAATACACCCCAATCTTTGCATATTTTTTTATAATCACGTATAACTGTACGTTTCATCTTAGATAATTCAGATGACAAGATAGTTGCCTCTTTAGTTGAAGAGCACAAAGATTGTATTATCAACTCTATTATACTAATGGTTTTAGACGCACCTTGACCACCTCTGATTACAAATACATTCTCATTGGGGTTTGACTTAATAAGGTCTAATATCTTGTAATATGCCTTAGTATATTTATACTTATTATCTGCCATATATTAAAAACTAAAGCTGTCCGCCTTCTCCTACGACATTTAAAACAGATTACAGGTTCTGCTACTTTAGGTATTTATTTATTTACGCTCACCTATATCTGGCAAATTAGGTATGTTTAACTCAATGCCTCCTTCAATAATATTATGATTCATAGATAGTTTCATTAACTCTTCTTTAGTTGATATCAATTTCATTAATCCCATTTGGAGGGTTGGGTTTTCTGATTTGTACCATTTAGAACGCATTGACACTTTAAGGTCTGTTTTAACCTTTGTAAGCGCATCTTTTATAGCATCCGATTCATGTAACTTATAATCATAAAAAGTGCTATAAGAACATGGTAAATACGATGTTACATCAGCTATAAAGAATAGTTTATATTTCTCTATTGCTTTAAGTGATTGTTTTTCTAAATCTTCATATTTGTATGCCATTGTCTATTTTTTAAAGTTAAAAGAGTATGTTACTCTGTTTTTACTTGTGCTTTTTGAAAGAGCTTCAATACTTTTATCATTTTTCCCGTAATGTTTATTAAATTCAAGTATTCCTCTTTTATCAGCCCTTCCTGCCCTAATTAAACGCCATTTTTCAGATTTACACAAAGCGTGCGTTAAAGCAGGTGTTGTTGTTGTCACGTTTACATTCCATCCCAAATCTGCATAATATTGACTGGTAAATTCTTCAAATGCTGTGCCTATTCCTATTCCTTGGTAGTCTGGTAACACAACCATTCTATGTCCTCTCTTCCAGCCTTTTCTCATTGGAAATTGTATTATTCCCCTGTGGCAAACCAATTCCCCATTCATTATTCCGACCCATTGTTCAGCTGCTGGATGTAGTCCTGTGTTTAAATAGTGATATTTCCTGAATACTTC